GCAAGCATTGCGCTTTACCAGTCCCAGCAATACGCGTTAACCGACTTGCTTAACAGCACTACCAGCGAGGTTGCAGGACTTGGCAACTATTTACTCGGTAAATACCAAAACCCCGTTTTGCGCTTTACTGGGTTATCCACACAAATGGCCGCGCTATCTGTCACAAATCAAAACATTCTGCTTGGGCTTGATTTAACAAGCGTTTGCACAGTTGTAAAAAACTTTGTGGTTGGCACACCAGCAACCGAAACACAGACCTTAATTGTCTCAGGCGTCTCGCATAGCATCACACCAGGCTCTCATATTGTTTCCTACACTTTTGAGAGCACAGACGGCAACCAATATTTAACTTTAAACGACAGCATTTTCGGGACGTTGGACAACAACCTTCTCAGTTTCTAGAAAGGAAACGACAACATGGCAGACCAGACCTTTACCTCAGGACAAATACTTACCGCAGCCCAAATGACAACTCTGCAAGCAAACAGCGCGCTTGTGTCAATAGGAACATTTACAAACGCGGCAGCAACAACTCTTACCGCATCAGGTTGCTTTAGTAATTTATTTGCAAATTATCGGCTTGTGTTTAACGGGACTGGCGGAATTGCAGCGTCAGGAGACATGACCTGTCAGTTTCTTGTAGGCGCAACACCGACAACAGCCAACTACACAAACAGCATCATTTTCAACAGTAACGCAGCAGGCCCAACACGGGCATATAACGCCGGTGTAGCCAACTTTGTAATCGGGTCAAATGGTGCGGCTGGCTCAGTGTTTAGCTACGACATTTACGCGCCGAACCTTGCCAGAGCAACTGTGATTACTGGTCAATACGCTGGGTTTGGCTCAACTTCAAGTTTTACCGCAGCTAACTTTGCGCAACAAAGCGACAGCAGCCAATTCACAGGGCTAACTATTACAGCAGCAAACACGTTTACGGGCACTTTGCAAGTTTATGGGTACAGGTAAAAAAATGATTTGGCGGATTAGTTTTGTGGCTGTGCTTATCGGCAGTCTGCTCATAGCGTGCGGAGACCGCGTGCGCCTCAACTGTGAACCGCGCACAAAGAACAAAGCACTCAGCGCGACCGTCTTTGAGACAACAACAACGACAGAAACTCCACAATATGGGACAGGTGGCAAATGCTAAAGAAACCCGAGAACAGACTCACTAACGAAGAGATTAAAGCGCGGATCGTCATGATCGTCGCGTGTGGGTTGACGCTTTCTTTCGTCGGCTCCGTGTTCACAATTTTGTACGGACTGCTATTTGTTTCACAGCCTGCGACAATGGCGGAACTTGACGCCCAGCAAATAAACATTCTCTCCTCGATGCTTCTCACCCTCTCGGGCGGACTCATCGGGCTACTCGCTGGAAACGGTCTCAAAGACAAGCCGAAAGACAAAAAAGATGACAACGCCTAAAGCAGCTCCGAAAAGTACAGCGATGCCGTACACAGGCAACAAAGACGCAACCGCAAACGGCAAAGCCACCCCAGGAGCCCACAAACTTCTCGACATTCTCGGCACTAAATGGGGCTTTAAGAACCTCGGGATCTACGCCTATCGTCCGATGCGCGGATCAACCATGCTTTCAGTACACGGCACGGGACGCGCTTTTGACGCTGGCTACAAACAATCCCAGCAAGAACTCGTTACAGAGATCTGCGACTGGCTCGCCGACAACCACGTCTCCCTAGGCATTGAAGAGATCCATCAGTACGTCTGGGGAACACACGGACGCGGTTTCCGCTGCAACCGTGACGGAAAGCCAGGCTGGAAAGAATGGGACGCCGAAAACAACGGAGGCCCTGGGGGCTATTGGATCCATGTAGAAGTTTCGCCGACGTTCGCCCAGAACCCTCGGCTCATTGTGCAGGCTTGGAAAAAGACGATCCCCACTTTCGTCACACCGATCGTGTAAGTTCTCTAGCGTCACCTTCTATCCCTACTACGGAGGCACTAATGGCAGGCAAAATTATTCGACCCGACGACTGGGACGAAGGCACTCTCTTTCATGCACCATTGCATCGAGAACCCGACCGTCCCACTAGCGTCCAAGGCGCTCGAGACGTTAAACACAGGCGAACATCCCAGGCGATGCTTCTGCTTATTGAGTACCGTAACCACAACCTCACCGATGAGGAAGCAGGAGCCCGATCTGGGCTTATTAGGCGTTCACGGTGCTACTGGAAGAGGTGCTCGGATCTTCGAGCTGCAGGCTATATCGTGCCTACTGGAGCCACTCGGATCGGCTCTTCAGGATCAGCACAGATGATCTGTGCAATTACCCCAGAGGGCCTCAAGGCTCTTGATTAGGAGGAATTATGTTCACTCGATCAAAGGATCGTCGTTAAGCGACTTGCGGCAGCCGTGCTTGTTATTGCCGCTTTCCACCCATCTCCAGCAAGTGCCGAGGCTCTGCCCTTCCGATGCGAATACTACGCAACGAAAGCAGTCCAACTCGGCTGGCCTAAAAAGGAGAAAAAGATGCTAAAGAAGATTATGTGGCGCGAGTCGCGTTGTCAGACAACGAGCATCAACCGCAAAGACCCGTACGGCGGATCTTTCGGACTACTACAAATAAACGGCAGTAATGTCGGCTGGGCAAAGCGTGAAGGCTTCATAAAAAGCCGAGACGACTTAACCAAAAGACACCAAAACCTCAAGGTCGGACTCGAGCTGTGGAAGCTCTACGGATGGCGACCATGGGGAACCAAATCATCCCAATAACAGAAAGAGCCCCTACATGACATTCAACTTAGACAATTACGAGCCAGTAGCGCCCAGGCTGGCGCGATGGCTAGAGAACGTCGCCAAGTCCTCAGTCGTTCCTCGAGTTATCACAACGCTCATTGCTTACGAGCCAGGCAAGTGGTGCATCTTCAAGACTGATCTCTATGAAGGCGACATACTTGTTTCGACAGGTCATGCCTACGAAGAGCACACCGAAAGAGGCGTCAATTCTACAAGTTTCATGGAGAACTGTGAAACGAGCTCGACGGGACGCGCTTTGAGTAATTATGGGATGGCAGGCTCAGACCCGTCAAAGCGCCCCTCTCGTGAAGAGATGACAAAAGTACAACGCATGACACCCAGCGACGCTCCTGAAGGCACACAACGCCCACAGGCATCACCTAACAAGCAAGCATCAGACGCGCAACTTGGGCTCATCCGCACACTTTCCAAGAAACTTGGCTTCGAGGCACACTTCCCACCAAATTTCACGAGTTACGACGCCTCCCAGGTGATCCAAGAGCTCAAAGGCAACGTCATCCCACTCGCGATCCGTGCCGAGTCTTTCGAGGATCCGTTCTAATGGGCCTCATTCAAAAAGCCATCGCCTGGGCAATCATTGTCGGCCTGATCACATTGGTCATCGAGGCCATCATTTACGAGCGCGAAGTATCAACAAAGAGCAAACAGGAAAGGCCCTTCTATGAGTGACGATCAAGTCTGGAACGCATTTATTAGCGCGATACCTGCACAAGACAAAGCACGACACGACCTAGAGAACTTCCAGGCGCGACTTCTCAAAAACGCGCTACAGGAAATCGAGGATCTAAAATTAGAGATCATCCAGCATCGCGCCGAGATCGTGCAGCTTGAGGAAGTGCTGCAGGGCTACTCGAGCCTGCTGCATGACGTAACACAAGACAGAGACCGCTTTCGCGACGACTGGAAAGCAATGACACAGGAGTTATCAAGATGGCGAAAATGACAGAAGACGATCACTACGAGATCAAGGTTTACCCAAAAGGCAACAGGGTCGTCCTCAGGTTCGTCGGCGACTGCTGGGACGTGCATAACTACGAGATGACATACAACTCGTACGTCGCCCCATTAGTGAGGCGCTACTCAAACGACTGGATGACCTGGGGCGATCGGATCACACTTACTCACGGCTATTACGTCTGGACGTGGGAACAGCGCGAACTAGACATCAAAGGCGACGGCTAAATGGTTGCCATAAGCGAAAAAGAGTTTCAAAACAAAGTCGTCGCCCTAGCCATCATGTACGGATGGCGCGTAACACACTTCAGAGCCTCACAGGTCGGCGGAAGGTGGATGACAGCCATACAAGGACACTCGGGCTTCCCCGACCTCGTTCTCGCCCATGAGCACAAAGGGCTTCTGTTCTGTGAACTTAAGACGGAGCGAGGACGCCTAGACCCAGCACAGATCACCTGGCTTCGCACACTCGACGCAGCTGGAGCCGAGGCTTACTGTTGGAGACCATCAGACATGCAATTCATCACACAACGACTACTAGAGAAAGCCCCTACAAAATGACAATCATCCGCGCCGAACGGCCTCACATCAACTACACGATCATCAAGAACGAGACCCTCAGGAACAACTCGCTCTCCTTCCGTGCTCGAGGAATACACGCCTACCTCCTCTCAATGCCGGACAACTGGCGCACATCAGCGCTCCAAATGTCACGCCAAGGGCAAGAAGGGCGCGACGCCATCCTGAAAGCACTTCAAGAGCTAGAGGACGCTGGTTTCGTTAAGCGCACCAAGAGCCAAGACCCTCGAGGGCGCTG